AGACTATTTGCGTGAAATACGCAAGCTTTTACACTTCAACTTCACGATAAAACAAAAACACTTCAATGTCACTGTCACCTGTCACAGGATCGCCATTCTTCACACTGACATTCATTGCAGCATTTGGCAGCATCTGCGTTTGTGCTGCTGATGGTGTTGGTATGCTGCCAAACTTCACATATCGCGTGACGCTTCCTGCAAGTGTGTTGCTTTCAAGACATGCTACATCTGCACCTGCACACTTCACCTGAAGCGTTGTGTTGGTTGCGTAAGCTGCTGAATTGAAGTCCAAATTGTAGAACGCTGCAATTGGTTCGATCAGTATTCCTGCACCTGCTGCTGCAACGATTTCTTGTGGTGTTGCATTCAACGCAAGCACATCAGCACTTGCAATTGTCAGTGAAGTTGATTTGATGTTTCCAAAGTAGTATTCAAGCAGATTTTCAAACTTCGCACGAAGCGTGTCTTGATCTGCGTTCTGCATAAGAAAATGCGCGTCTGCTGTGTAGTCACCTTTGGACGCTTCAGAGTATGATGAAAATTCTGCCATATTGTAAAGTTATGATGTTTTAACCATCAGTTATCGGTTTGTGTTCTTCGTCAAGTATTTCTTCTTGGAAGTTGTCAAGTATTTCATTGCCATCAGGCGTGCATCCAACTGAAGCACTTGACAGTCTTCTGTTTTCAATCAGTTGTGTTTTGACGCTTACTGCTATTGACACACCGCCTGCATCGTCAAATTCACCCCAACTTACTGTTGGATATTCACGATCTTCAACAGCATATTCTGTGTCATCAATATAGAAGTGATCTGCCATGCTGAACAAGTGCGCGAAATCGTGCATCAGTTCAACGCCATCAAAACCAAGTTCACGCGCTTTTCTGCTGCGTGCATAGTACACTGACAGCCGCCCTTGTGAATTGTCGTATGCTTCTGACTTCATAGGATAGCTTGACCGATTAAGTGAAGCAGATATTCGCATCAATGGTCTGAAGCCTGTTCCAACAAAACCAAAACCAAGACCATCACTGTCATTGCATAAAGCAAGCGCAAGCGTTCTGCACGTGAATTCTTCTTGATACTTGATCACATTGCTGACATGCGTTGCTGTCTTGTCTGCAATTTCAATTGACATTTCTTGAATGCTGAATGTAGCTGCACCACCTGATGAACTTCCACGCATGAAGAAACCTGTTGAATTCGCTGTGATGTCTTCTGTGTAGATGCCATCAGCAGTGCGAAGCGTGCCAAGTGTTGAACCAAGACGCACCCTGAATTCACCGTTTCCTGTCAAGTATTTCAGCGTGTAGGTCACAGTGTATGTTGTATCTGCACAAAGCACATGATCAAGGTTGCTTTCAGAAGATGTTGAACCACTGAAGTCAGCAGAACCGTTTCCGCTAAATGTCCAATTCGTGCCAACTGTCCAATTCTGAACACCTGATCTGAAGTCCAAAGGAATGATGCCACCTTGTGAACAAGGACATGGATCGAAGACCTGTAATGTATAGCACCCTTCAGGAACTGCAATATCAGTCCAATCAATTGAAGCAGTCAGATAACCACCTGCAAAATGCAGTTCAGCATCTGCGCTTGTGTAGGTGTGTTGCGTTGTTCCATCTTCATCAACAACATAGACTTCAAAATTCGTATTGATCGTATATGCTGAAGCATTTGAAACACAGACAGCAGATGAACCGCTTGCATAGAAGTATATGATCGCAGCACTGTCTGCTGTGAAGTATCTTTCATACGTTCCTGAAGCTGTGAAGTTTTCTTGATAGCTGCCATAAGTTACTGTGCAGCTTCCTTGTGAAATATCAAGCGTGAACTGAATTCGTACATACACACCATCACCGATTGCAGCAACCTGTGACATAGTACTTCCAACACCTAATGAATGACATGCAACACCGTTGACGATCTTCCATCCTGCGTTCAATGTCCAATCAGAAGCTTCACTGAAGTTGCCTGAAGTAAGCAATTCAACGTCTGACATACATGGTGCAAGCTTCATCTGAAACTGCGTGACATCATCATTCTGTGCAAGCACTTTCAAGTCAGATGCTTCAAGCCAACAATCAGCTTCTTGATCAAATATGATCGGTTGGTGTGATAATATTTCAGCCATCTATGTCTGTTCTTCTTTGGTAGGTTCTTATTTTTGATGCGCCTGTCATGATGTTTCTTGTTCCATCTAGCAGAAAACCTTTGAAACCACCATCAACAAACGTTCCTTCAATTGACTTATACTTTGCTGCTTTTATTGTTTCCCACTGATCAACAGGTGTTGGAAATTCAACATCCACTTTTGAAATGAATGTGTCTTCACTATTCACAACAGAATAAATTCCACCGTATGTTCCAAGCTGTGCAACTTTGAATGTTGCGCCTGCGTGAATTGTTTCTATTTCAACCTTGCAATAAACACGTGTGCCTGCTTCCATGTACAGCGTTGCACTTCCAACCACGTGTCTATTGTTGACATACGTGAACATAGGAAGAATGAAGTCAATTTCAGTTTGTGGTGTTTGTACTACACCAAGCGCATCAACATGATGAATGACTGATCTTGTGTATGCGCCTGTGATGTGCATGTCAATATTCACTATCACAACCATGTCTGAAGGTGCTTCAAAATAACCTGCTGTTGCTGTGTAAACAGGCGTGACAAGCATTGATCCAACTTGATAGTCACCACCTGTGTCAAAGTTTGGTGGTGTTGTGTCATTGTCACAGTCAAGATACACGTTCACACTGTCATTTGTCAGTGTTGCTTGAACAAGCAGATTGTCTGTTTCTAACTGCTGAATGATGCTGAACGGATATTCACCATTCCATCTTTCACTGACACGCATATTTGTGAAAAACTCATTGTAGTAATAGTCAGAACTTAGTGGACTGACTGTTGCAAAAGCTGTGTTTGTTGAATTACAATGAATGATCACAATGTCATCATCATAGTCATCAAGATCTGTTCCACCGTTCGCAACAGGTTGAATTTCCTGAATGATGTTTGTGTCAGTAATAAGTGTATGACACTGCAAGTCAAGTTCATTGTAGGTGTTGCACTGTCCTTGAATGTAGAACTGTTCCTGTTGAAAACCGTTAAAGCTTAATCTGATCAAGTAAGCAATACTTTCACTGACCTGTGCAGAACCCATCTTGATGTGCGAATAAAGCATTTCAGTGTTGATTTCCTGACTGACTTCATTCACGTTTTCAAGCGTGGTTGATATGCCTTGTTGTCTGAAGTAGCTTTTTGGTTCAACCTTCAGAACGTTTCCGATCACTACACCTGCAATGTTGTGAAGTTTGTTGATGTCTTTCCAAAAGTCTTGAAAGGTCAGCAAAGGTGTTTGTGGATCAAAATCTACATGATCACGCATGCGCACTTCATACCCTGTCATGATAACTGAATAAGCTGCATTTCCACCGTTTGCAGGATCGAAGTAATCACTTTCAACTGTCAGTTCACCATCTGACATGAATTCAACCAACTCGTTCAGAACATCAAGAACACGATAACCTGTTCGCGTGATGTGCGTTGTTCCTGTTGGATCAGGAAGCGTGATGTCAGTTTGAGCAACTGAATTGATTGAAAGAAAGTTCTTTGCTTTAGCAACACCAATCTGAACTTTGATGCCTTTGTTGTTGTCAATGAATTGAATATACCTGTCAGCAACGATCTTGACAGAAGCAATTCGTTTGCTCAAATTCCATTCAATATCATTGATGAAGATCACGCCTGTATATGTGACATCAGTGCGTGTGTCATGAATTTCAACATCAATGGTTGCGCAAAGATCAGCGTTGAATATTTGCCTTAGCGTGTTGTATCCATCACCAATGAAACGAACATCACCATCTAACTTGTAAAGATAAATGTCAAACGTTGTGTCAAGATACAAGCGTTCATTCAGTTCGTCTAAACCTAATGGTTCACTGATTGCTATTTCGTTCAGACTAACGTTAAACATAACGATCCTTTGAAGATTTCAATGCTTTGACAAGACCATCAACGATCATTGATGCGCTATCACGTTCACTTTGTCTTGATCTATCCATAGCACGAAGCATGTTCTTGTCATTGAATGAATTTTGCAGTGAATATGAAGCACCGATGTTCTGCAATCCACCACCCTGCAAGATCTGTTCAATTGCAGGTGCTATGATATTGTCATTCTTGAACTGTTCCCACTGACCACTGTTGATTGCTTTCAGCACTGCTGCATTTGATCGTGCGTGCTTTGCTGATGTGACAAATTCATCACCTTCAACTTCAACCTTCACACCACCTTGATTGTGCTTTCTTCCAACAACACGACCTGTCTTTTCATCAATGAAACCACCTTCAGCGAATGATGGCAATGGTTCACTTGCTATGATGCCAATTTCAGCAGCACCTGCTGCTGCCACAACACCTGCAAGCACAGCACCAAGAATGATATTCGGTGCAGTTGCAAATGCGTTTGTGATACCAAGCGCAGTGTTGATGATCGCTTGAAATATTGCAAATTCCTTCTGCTTCTTTGCGTTCTCTTTTGCAAGTGCATTCTTTCTTTTATCGAACTGTTCACGTGTGATCTGTTCGCGTTCAAGACTTCGTTCAAGTGAAGCAACGTCTTTCCTGTATCTTGCATCAGTAAGGTCAGAAGCAATCTGTGTGAACGTCTGCCATGCAGTTATTGTTGCATCAGTGATGCCTTGTTGCATTTCCTGATAACCTTCACCAAATCTGTCAAGTTCTTCAAGACCTGCGTCAACAGCTTGCGCAAGTTCGTCTGTCATGATCTGATCAAGATCACTGTCCTTGAACATATCCAACCAAAGTCTTTCAAGTTCAGACAAGACTTCAACTGCTTCATCACTGACAACAGGTGTGATTTCAAACTCTTCACTTGGATCAACTTTCAAAGCGTCTTCAAGGTTCGCAAGTGCAAGCACACCTTTCAGTTCTTCAGCTTTTGTTTTGATGTCTGACAGTGCTTTGTAAAACGCAGCAGAACCAATTTCAGCAGTCTTCAGCGTGTCCTTGTATTTCTTCAGTTCAGCTTGTAGTGTTTCAATGTTGCGTGTGTATGTATTCACCAAGTCTGCACCATCATCTGTTTCTTCGTTTGCATCGTTCTGTGCATCACGCTGTTCGCGTAGTTCAGTTACATATCTTGACATGGCTTCAACAAGCGCAGTCTGATTATCAAGTGTCTTTTCATCTACATTGCCACGTGCAATCAATGAACTTGTGTATTCAGCTTCTTCAACAGTTATCTTGGAATACTTGTCAATAAGTTCAACCAATGAAAGACCTGATGCGTCTGCTTTTTTTCGCAGTTCATCAAGGTTCTTTGTCACTTTTTCAGTGTGCAGTTGATCTTCTGACAATGCTGCTTCACGTAGCTTTCCAAGATAGAAAGCCCAATTCTGTGCTGCTTTTCTTGCAGCTAAAGCAAGACCACCTTCACCTTCACCAAGTGCAATTGCAAGTGCTTCATATTTGGAAGCAAGCACATCAAGATCACCCTTCAATGTGTCACGAACGATTGAAGCCATGTCTTCAGCAGCACCTGCTGCACCTTCATACGCTGTTTCAAGATCACCTAAATGATCAGCATTGTTGATCAATGTCAAGAATGATGCTTTGCTTCTTTCATCTGTCAGTGCTGTTGCTTCAGTCAGTGTGATGTTCATCTTTGCAAGCATCTGAAATGCTTTTGTGACATCTTCTGAACTCTTAACTGTGAAGCCTAATTTCTTTGACAGTGCGCTGTTTTCATTTGCAAGCTTACTGATTACATTCTTCAGACCTGTGCCTGCTAAAGATCCACGAATGTTTGCATCAGCAAGTGTTCCAAGCATTGCTGTTGTTGTTTCAAGATCAATGTTTGCAGCACGCGCAACAGGTGCAACGAATTTCATTGCTTCGCTGAAGTTTGAAATATCAAGTGCAGAAGTTGTGAATGACTTAGCCATGACATCAACGACACGCTGCATTTCAGATGCTTCAAGACCAAAGGCACGAAGAACAGCACCTGCAATGTTTGCAGAAGTAGCAAGATCTGAACCTGTTGCTTCAGCAAGCAGCAGCGTTGCTTCTGTTGTCTTCAGAATTTCTTGTGTGCTGAAACCTAACTTTGCATATTCTTCCTGAAGCTGTGCAACCTGTGACGCAGTGAACTTGGTTGATGCACCAAGCTTCTTTGCGTTTTCTGTCAGTTGCTTGAATTCTTTGTCAGTTGCGTTTGTGATGGACTTCACACGTGCCATCTGCAATTCAAAGTTCTTCGTTATGTTGATGATGTCACGAAAGCCTTTCTGAAGAACAAAGATCGCTGAACCTACACCAAGCGCAGCCATCAATTGTGAACCAAGACGCTTGAACTGATTGCCCATTCTTGAAGACATCTGACTGAATTGACGTTCAGTGTTCTTTGCTGTCTTCTTTGCGCTTTGCTCTATACCAAGAACACGCTTTTCAAGCTTCTGCATGTTCTGCACAGCTTTGTCAACTTTCAGATTGTACTCGGCAACAATTTTGTCAGCCATGTGTGATCAAAAATATTCACTGACAGTCTATCAAGAAACGTTCTGCCGATCACGTTCGTTGCGTTTTTTTTCAACGCGTTCAACAAAAATAAGCAATTCAAAAAGAAATCGCTTCGCTGATATTGACATCAGATAGTCATAATGCTGCGCATCGTCTGACATGACATTTCTTACAAACAGGTTGAATGAATGCGCGTTTGCGTTTATGTGTTGCTGAAGTTCTTTGAAAGAAGAATATCCCTTTCTGCTTGCGCTTCGTTTACTGCGTCCTGAAATCCGTTTAATAAGACCTTCCAATCTTTGTTGGAAATCTTGAACTGTTTTGAAAGGTCTTTCACAACGGTCAAGTGAAAAAAAAAGTGATCACCATTGTCAATCACCTTCTTCAGATGATCGCACTTTTCCTGATGTATGATGTCGTTCTTTTCAGTCAGACTTTCATCTTCACGCACCAAGTCATTTGCAATCATGTTGATGATAACGTCAACAGGTATCACTTCATCTTTGATCGTCTTCAAGCGCATCAGAATTGCACCTGCTTCAGTTACCTTTCCATGTGCAAGTGCTTTGTTCACATCAGCAAAAGCGTTGTCAAGAAGTACAGGTGACATTCTTGCTGTCAGATATTCAGCCGCCTGTAAGCTGTCAGACAGTCTTCTGACGCTGTTTCCCATTCCTGAAGGGTATTCATACCATGCAAGACTTTTATCGTCTATGAACGCAAGCTGAAGATCTGCGAATTCAACAGGCTTTGACCATCGTTGTCTGATGTATTCATCAATCAGTTCAGGCTTGATTTTCTTCAGGAAATTGAATGCAAGTTTGCGCATGTTCTTGTGTTGGTTGTTCAAGTTTGTCTGTCAATATCAACGACCATTCATGATCGCTTTCAATCAGGTATTCAGTTATCGTCTGTTGTTTCTTTTTCATGATACTTCAACACCTTCATGTAGCAAACACTGCAAGACATTGAAAGGCTTCTTTCGTGTGCTTCGTTGTACAGTTTGAAAGCTTTTCGCCACGTTTCATTCAGTTGCTGTCCAAAGGGCTTCAGAACCGTTGCCATCATGTGAAACAGTTCATCATGTGTCATGATCTTATTCTTTCCAAGACTTCAACAGTTCCTGCAATAGCAAGCAGTGAAGGAAGCCATCCAACGTGCATGTTCCCAAACAGATAGTCACCAACCAAGATGCTGTATGTGAAATAGAATACCGTTCCCCAAATAGAAGACATGCACAACGTGCAAAGAATGACAGGCTTCAAAGCTTTTTGCAATTTCGGTCTGTTGTTCAGCATATCGAAATAAACATTCAGATCCTTTCCCGTGAATGTGTACAGAAGCTGATCGACAACTTCGTAAAGTCCTATGATTGACAATGCTGAAAGAAGAACAACTGTCATGCTTCAGTCAATATCACTTCAGGAACAGACAACGGATCACTTTCTGTGTTTGCTTTTTCAAATTCCATAGCAAGACAAGTGACTGAAGTTGTTGTGTCAGGAAGATAGAACGCTTCTTGTTCGTTCATTGCAGGCGCATTGGTGTTCACCCATACTTCAAACGCACAGTCAGTCATCTTTGCTGTTGGTGTTATGGTCATTTTGCCATCAACACCTGTTGTGATTTCTTCGTGCTGAACGCGTCCTGTTGCTGTGTTCTTCCAATAGATCTGAACTGTGACACCTGCGCCTGCAATCCAATCACCGATATGAACGGCATCAGTGCAGAATGTGACAGGTACTGTTTTCGTGCAAGGCGTGCAAATACTCATAAAGCAAATTTAGCAATTATAAAGCCAACAGCAACGCCTGTGATCATTGCAACTGAAACGAACAGCCAAAAGTAAGTTGTGTATGCAATATCATCTGTCAGTTCTTCAGGGATAGCAGGTTCAGGTGCAGACAGTATCTGCTTTTGATAGTACGCTTTCAAGCGTTCAGGCATGTTTGGAAGCGCACGAACGCACGCTTGCTTCTGCTTGATGAATAGTTGTCTGATCTGTTCTTTTTTCATTGTTCAAATTTAACTAACAGGAAAAGCAGCCTATTTTGACCGCCCTTCCTGATGTGTTGATTTGTTTACTTAGCAAATTCAATCTTTATTGATTTTTTAACTGCTCGTTTTATCATGTTTTCAAGCTTATCAATGTTTTTGATGCTAATTTTATCAGAATTACAAACCCATCTTAACGCTGCGCCATTCAATCCATTAATGATTGCAACCCTGTTTCCTCTGTGCATCACATCTATTTGATCAATATGACCCACGTTAAATGGTTTGAATTTAAAGTCGTTTGTATCGCTTAGTGTTGTTGGGTTTACTGCTTTTGAATTTGTCATGATTTCTGTTTTTGCGTTTGTTTGTACTTCAAATGTACACATAAAAACGATACGTGCAAACATTTTGTGTTTTTATTTCAATTTATTTGCAGTTTACGCATGGATTTACGCGTTTCACGTATGTCAGAAGCGTTGCTTTTGCCGCCACACAATGAAGTTCTGAACGCTTTTATGATGCACCAAATATCGCACAGCGTCCATGTGATCTGCACGCTGATGTCCTTCCTTTCTGTTGCTTTTAACAATTGAACCTGTTCCATCAGCTTCTACAAATCGCATGTCACGAAGTGTGTCTTCACACGTTGGTTCAATACGAAAGTCAAGTGTCTTGTGCGCGTTCTCATTGCTTGAATGATACAACACAAAGCCTAGATCATTTCTGCTGTTCTTGTGTCTTGGATTGGCACGCATCTGCATCTGTCTTGGTTGCAGTTTCAGTTCACGTCTGATCTGTTCAAAGTTGGACGCATGATCAATCTGACCGATGTCACGCTTGTTTCCATTGTAGTCACCTGTTATGATGCAATTCCAAAGATGCTGACCATACTTTGTTCTGATGTCTTCACATGCTTTGTTGATGTTTCCATCTTCAATCGTGCTTTCGTCAAAGATATGCACGTGATGTCCTTCGCTATCCTGATATGCGTGTGCGAAGATGAAGCCAAACGGTTCAATGTTGAAGTCCATTGATATGATCAGTTGTTGCTTGCTATTGAATGCACATGACTTCACATGACTTTCTTCGTGCCAATAACGCGCAAAGCGATTGTTCACTTCTATCACTTGCCAATCACCTTCGACAAAGCGTGCATATTCCAAAGGCATCATGTTTGCTTTCAGTGACTGCAAGTAGCTTTCAGGAATGTATGGATTGTCAGTGATGCGTGCTTGAATGTATTCCCAACGTTCAGGAAGTTCATCAGCTTTCCATCTGTCATAAAACGTTGTCTTCACCCAATTATGCGTTGGATTGCAAGTCGCAAGAATGACAGGTGAAACATCACCTGCTGCAAGCCACGTTCCTGATCTTTCAATCAGCTTCTTGAATGTTGCTTCATGTAGTTCGTTCAATTCATCAGCACCTGCACCATTGACTTCAAGTCCACGAAATCTGTTCAATTCTTTGTCAGTATCAAAGCTTTCAGTCATGAAGATCAACTGTGAACCGTTGTTGAATGTGACTGTGTTCGTGTCACGATTGAAGTTTGACACGTGTGAAGACAGACCATTGTCAAGAAGTTCCTGAAAGCTGACAAGCGTTGTGCGTTTCAGTGTTGGAAGACTTTCACGAACAATCACCCATCTTGATTTTGGATACTTACTGCACAGCGCAACGAATGTCAGAAGCAGCCACCACGTCTTACCACCACGATAATTCTGCCCCCACTACAATGCAGCAGGGGCAATCACCGAATTGCGCCCCCGTAAAGGATCACGTCCTTTTTTCCCGAAAGCGCAAGATCGTATGCTTCTGTTTGTTTAATTGATAGCTTCACGTTTAAATGTTCTTTTCACACAACTGACAGACACGTTGAATTCTGCTGCAATGATGCGATTGATTACTTTATTATTCTTCATTTCAACAAGTCTGCTGATCTGTTCCTTTGTAAGTTTTGAACGTTGATGATCGCACCCTGTCTTGTATGTGAATAGTCCATTTTCAACAGCATGAAGTGCGTTTTCTTGATACGTGTTCCATTCAAGATTTTCAATTCTGTTGTCAGTCTTTATTCCGTTGATGTGGTTCACTGTTGGTTTGTTCAATGCGTTTGGAATGAACGCTTCTGAAACAAGTCTGTGAACTTTTTTTGTTGTCAATTTTCTTTGTCTTGCAAGACCAACACGAAGATACCCTTTTGCATCTGTTGCAGGCTTCAGAAATCTTTCTTTCACGTTCATCATGCTGCTTCCGCGAAGCACTTTCCTTGAAACACTTTTGACGCGTCCACAACTACTGACTTCATACAATCCTTCAAAGTTCTTGATTGACTTCCATTTTTCCATGTTGTAAAATACACTTTATTCACGTGTATTGCACCACTATTTTTCTTTTGTGACTGTACGTTCTAAAATGAATTGTTCAAGACCTTCATGCTTCATGTCAATCGTTTGTTGTGGCTTTCCAAACATGTATTCAAACAAGAAGCGTGCATGTTTATCAGAACCGTTCTTTGCTTCCATTGCAGCAGCTTGAAGTGTTTCAATGATGTCCTGTTCAGACACAGCTTTGTTCATGATGTCACGCAAGCCAAGCCTTTCAGCTTTTGTCATTGTTCTTTTGTCGCTGCTGTTTTTCGGTTTTGTAGAATGACCACCGTTGTTCTTGCGCTTGTCTATCATTTAACAAAAATTAATTGAATAAATATTTGCAGTTTCAAAGATAGTGAAGATTTCAGAGAGTTTCAAGATACTCAATTTCACGATCAACAGCAAGCAGACGTTCTTTGATTTCATCATGGTCTGCATATAGCTGTGTGATGCCTTGTTTGTGATTTTCATGCGCTGTGTTCAGTGTTGACGTTGCGTGCAATGCTTTGACTATTCCTGTTCGATATTGTTGCAACAGACGCAAAGCTGTTGGATAGAAAGTGTGTCTTACTTCAGTATTTCTTTGCATAGCTTCAATGTGTGTTGTTCGTTTCTAAGTTTTCGTGCAGTGTTCAAGAACTGTGTCACGTTCAGTGAAGAATTCTTCAGATCTTCAAGATGCTGTTTGATCTGTTCTTTTGCTTCTGTTTGTTTCTTCAGATAGTGTCTTTGTGTTTCGTGTTTGTTCATCATGTCTGTTGTTGTTTTCAATTTTAATTTGTGCTTTGATCTTTCGTTTGCGTTGAATTCTTTCAGTGTGTTTCAATAGCTGTTCTTTGGTTTGCTTTTTCATAGGCTCAACGGTTACTTTAAAGCCTAACTTACTTGTGAAAGTTGCTTTCATTTTAGGGTTTTTTCGAGTTCACTCTTTGCTTGCGTCAGGTTATTTTTGAATAAATCTCAGATGTATTAGGTCAACAGCATCTTTATTATTTTCGTCAACGTATATAAATTCCATTACAAATCACCACAATTTGAATAAATCTCACATGACTCGCTATCAAACATTCTCAGTTGGTCGTTAACATCTAATGAGTCATCCCGTACAAATCCACCCCAATCTCTTGATTCTCGAATTATATCTTGAGTGCTTCTGTGATTTCTGAAGAATGTCCTATTTTTTGCTTTTGGGTCACGCTCAAATTCATAGCCTACTCTCCCATATTTTTCCTCCATTCTATCCATAAAGCCAAACTGAGTAACGTCTTCTTTTGCTAATTGGTACAGCTTAAAGTCTGACTTCTTCCAACACGTTTTACAGTTCCCTTGATAACCTTTTAATTCTAATCTAAACGGTTGTTTTGACCACCAGAAATTGACTTTTTGCTTGCTCATTGGAACGGATGTTATGAGTGGGTATATTATATTTCGGTCTTTTCTGCTTGATGAAATCCTATCAACCTCGTCTACTCGTATACCTATCGCAGTGGCAAACTTCTCTCCATTAAAAAGATCTTTCACATAAGACTCTATTGGGGCAAGTTTGGTGTCTCTAGTGCAAAAAGGATTGGGGTGGTTTGTTATGCCTAGCTTCTTAATCACATCTTCAAACGGCTCTCCGTTTCTTGATGCACTTTTAAAATTCACAACTCTATGTCTAACTCCCTTCCCTCTCTCTTGCGTAACTTTTGCCTCAACCCAAACGACCCCCAAGTTATATTCTTTGTCGCATTGCTCTGTAAATATTAGTGTCTGCTCGTTTTCCTGTCCAGTATTAGCAAATACAAAACAAATTTTTTCATAACCTAGATTTTTGTAGTGCCTCTTTAGCCATTGAGCCATGAACGCTGACGTTTCTCCACCCGAAAAAGATACTAGTAAATTTTTCATCTTAGCTCTGTTCTTATCTGTTCCTCTGCTCTCTTTTCTGCTTGTTCTCTTGTCATGGTTTTTCATTTAAGATTTCGTTCAACTTTTCGCATTATAACCCAATTCAATCTGAACCGCTTGTTGTTCCGTTGTCTTGCGTTGCTTGTACGTATCACCACGCAATTCAGGATGATCTTCTTGGATCTTTCTTCGCGCTCGCATGATGCTTTCAGGATGATGAATTTCCTTGTTCGTCAGCTTGTTCAGAAGTTGAAGTGCAGTCATCTGTTTGTCACAGTTGATCTGATGCCACCATACAACAGAAATCAGTTTTCTGTAATCGTCACGATAGACTGCTTTCCTGTGCAGCATTGCTTTCACTATTTCTTCGCAGTCAAGAATTTTCATGATTTCAAGTTAAAATGATTTGTATTTCACCTTTTTCGGCAATCATATACCCACCATCCAAATTAAATTCAAAGCCTTGTTCAGAATACTTATTGAGCCTTGCAGCACTATAATAACCTTGAAATTTTATCTGCCCGATGTACGTGGTTATCACATAGAAATCATCAGCATCAATGTCGCTGTTCAATAATTCTGTAAGTTGTTTAATTGTGTTTTTCATATCTCGTTGTTTGTTTGCATCAGCTAAAGTACAAAGAACATTGACACGTGCAAATGTTTTGTGCAATTATTTTCACTTTTCTTTGTTTTTGTGCTTGATGATCGCTTTTTGCAGCAGCTTCATTTCAAGATTTGTCAGACATATCACATCATCTGCATCACTTTTGCTTTGGCTGTTGATCAGTCTTTCTGTTGCTTCTGAAGCCTTTTCAGAAATCAGCTTCAGCGTAGGGTTCTCTACGTTGTATGGATTCATTGTCATAGTTTGGATTCTCAAATCGTGTACATTCTTTGTTGAAGAAAAGTTCAATGTCACCACAAGCACCGTTTCTGTTCTTTGAAATCAGAACGTATGCTTTGCCGCACAATGAAAGATCATCTTGATCATAGTATTCAGGTCTGAAGATGAATTCCACTATATCAGCATCTTGTTCAATTGCGCCACTGTCACGAAGGTCTGACAGCATTGGATGCTTGTCACCGCCACGACTTTCAACTGCTCTTGATAACTGACTAAGAACCACAACAGGCACATCCAATGACTTTGCCAACATCTTCAGTGATCGTGATATTTCACTGACTTCATTTTCTTTGCTTCGACCACGATCAACCTTGTGATTGATCAACTGCAAGTAATCGATGTACACAACATCAAGTGCACCTTTCATCTTCAGCTTTCTGCATCGTGTTTTGATAGCGTTCAATGAATAGACATCATCCACGATCATCAGATTGTCGTTGCTCAAATATTCCTCTTGGTCATAGTATGCGTTCCACTGTTCAGAAGTCAAGCTGCCATTCCTGATCTTGTTCAATTGAATTCCAGTGTGAACACTGACAAGACGCTGCATCAACTGTTCGCAACTCATTTCAAGACTGAAGAAGACCACCTTTCTGTTGTCTTCAAATGCCATGTGCTTTGCTTCGCACAATGCTTGTGATGTTTTGCCCATTGCAGGACGCGCTGCTTTGATGATCAGATCAGAATTCTGTCTGCCACCGTATATTCGGTCAAGATCTTCAAAGCCTGTCAGCAGACCTGTCATGCCACCGCTATTGCTTGCGTGCTTCATTTTACGCTTGACCTCTTGAATCAGATCAGCGTTGCTTTTCTTCTTTCCAAAGTCAACCATACTGACAACACGTTCAGCTTCTGACATGATGTGATCATTCGTTTCAAATGGATCTGCTTCAGGATCGTTTGATTTCAACAGAATTTCAGAACCAAGTTTCGACTGTTCTTTCCTGATTTCTTTTTCTTTCAGCACCCTGCAATGATCAATGAAAGCATGACCTGAATTCAGATCGTCAATGATTGAAAGAATGTCAAAAGTGTGTCCTGCTTTGTGAATCTGCTCTTGCAGCAGAATCAGCGTGATGTCAAGATCACTGTTGAACATCTTTTCAAATGCTTCAAATATTGCTTTTTCTTCGCGTCCAGTAAACGTGTTTGCTGACAGTATTTCATTCACGTTGAAATAATTATCAGGGTTCAAGATCAATGCACCGATCACTTGCCGTTCGATGTTCATATCAGATTTGGTTTCCATGTTCCTGCTGTTTCAGTTGTTTTGTTTGTTGGCAGATCTTCATCTTGCCATGTTCTGTCTTTCAAGTAGTTCAAAGGCTTCTTTCTGAATTTGATGTCAGGTGTTGCTGCAACATATTTCGGAACGTGCAAAAGTATTTTTTTATGTTCAGAAGAATCTATGTCAGACCATTCACGTTCACACTTGTGCAAGTCCATCTTCTTGTTGTAGATCTTGAAGAATGTCACAAAGTCTTCGCCTTGTTTTATTATATCATTATCACTTACAGTATCAGTAACACTTACAGCTTGATTTGCTTGCGTTTGCTTAACAAAAGAAGCATTTGCTTGATTTGCTTGCGTTTGCTTGCCGCCTTTGCGACCTGCTTCAATTCGCTTCGCTTTGATTTGCTCATATTTTTGCAAGTCAGCTTTCAATGATCGTTTGATTCCTTCAAATGCCAGTTCAGTGATGAAATCAGATTCAGGGTTTTCATCATTAACATACGCAAGAACGTGTTTGATCAGCTTGCCTGCTTGTTCATCGCTTAGTCGTTCCCATGTTCCGCGTTGATCACAATACAGAATGAATGATTTCTTGTCTTTTGCCATGATTTTTAAATATCACGAAAGGCTGCGCTGACAACGCAGAAGAACAGGTGTTCACTAACAAACAAGCGTCTGTTCCTACTTCCTTTCGTGAATTTGTATTGTGTTTCATGTTAGTGATTTCAAGCACGTTTGTCAGACGCACTGTGCAAATGTAGTTAAAAAAGTGAAATCTGATTTTGTGCAACGTCTTTCCAAACAGTTGATTTGAATTTGATGATGTCTGTGTCATCTGAAGATTTTGCTCCAATGTACTTGTAAGAATATCCTGCACGCTTCATCAACTTTCGACCTGATGTGTCATCTGGCGGAATTTTACCGTTTGATGATGTTGCTGACCAATTTTCATTCTTTTCCATGAATTTACCAAGTGCAGGTGACACAGTTCTGACATACATCACATGATCTTCAGCAGCGTATAACGAACATAGGTAGTTGAATGACTTTGTGCCAATGCCTAATCCTTGAAAGTCAGGCAGTATCACCATTCGTGATAGTCTTCTTGTTTTTGCATCACCAACGCCAGGAAATGGAAGAATACCAAAGAAGCCAATGTGCTGTCCGTTCATTGATAGCACAAATGTTTCTGCGCAAGGATTAAGATCTTCGGTCAGATAGTGATGTTGTTTGAATAGGGTCCAAGCTTCATATCGGCATCGAAAAATCTGAAGTTCAATTTTTGGTCTTGATTGCCGAAGACATGACGGTCTTTCGACACGCCCTTTCAGTGGTGAATATGTCCAATCAGGGTTCAACCATTCCATAATATCGAAATGACAAGAAGCAAGAATGATTTTCTTGTTTTCGCGTCTGATGTATTTCTGCAATGCGTTTGACATTGACTTTGCCACATCACGATCAACCACAGATGTGTATTCATCAATCAAAATGACATCATTTGAAGACGCTTTGCCTACTTTATACGCTAACGCTGCGCGATATTGTTCGCCATTGCTTAACGTGTGAAAGGGGCGCAGCCACGCAGGCACAGAACATAGTCCCATGGCTGTTAGCAGAAAGGTTGCCTGTTTTGGTTCAAGCCAATCAAAATTACTGATCAATGACTTGTCTTCTGAAAAGTTGTCTGAAGTCAGATCTCCAAATTCCTTCAAAAGCGTTGTCTTTCCTGTTCCTGAACCACCGTATATGACACCGATATTCCAATCAAAAGTTCTGACAGCGCCAAAATTCATTGGAATTTTCACACGTGTTTCTTCTGTGTTCTCAATGTCAAACTGTTCAAAAACATATTCAGTGAATTCATCATGCGTGATTTTGTTTGATCTTTCAATGTACTTCATACCGCTGCGCCTTCAATGTCAAGAAAAGAATTGATGCGATTGATGTCTTCATCATATTCGTGAAATTGCGCTTCTATTTCAAGAAAGCGTTCATACATTTCTGTCTTGTCGCGTCTTCTAACAATTTTCTTGATCGCTTCAAAATGTTGCTGAATGATTTGTTGTTCTGTTTTCATGTTTGTTGTTTTTGTTTGTGTCAATTCTTTTATATGATTGTGAAAGTTTCTTCATTTGATTTTTAGTTACAAACTGAACAGATATTCCTTTTTCTTTTAGTTCGTGGTAGTGCTTGTAATTTGTTGTCTTGATCATTTTATTTCGTTTGTTCACTGTAAAGGTACACATATCATTGACACGTGCAAATGTTTTGCAGCTTTATTCAATCAGATTCTTCAAATAGTCAATGATCTTTTGAATGATGGTTCTTCCATCTTGCTGTGCTTCATAGATTACAACAGCACCTTCAACACTCCACACCTTCTGTGCGAAGACATAGCATGACACATGACTGTCATCGAATGGTGTTCCATACGTGAAGCCATCTTTCACTGCTTTGATCAGATTGTCAAGATCAGGCTTCTGTTCGTGCAGTCTTCCATTCATGTATTCTTTTCGCTTCTTTGTCCATGACTTAGGCATTGGCATGTGAAACGTGAAACCCATTGCTGAAGGAAGCTTCTTCATGCCTTGTGAAAGTAGCTTGTACCTGATCGCATCACGATATGCGTGATACTTGACAACAACAGGACGCTTCTTCCAAATATCGCGCTGTGTCATACGTGGTGCAGGAATTGGATCAATGTCAATTCTGTATTCTTTCATGATGTAGCTGCTGTCAAGATTTCTTCTATCAATTGCAATGGAACAAGTGAACGTTCAAAGCTTCCTTTTCTTCCTTGTGTTCCTGTTCTTGCACCACGTCTTGCAGAAGCATGATGACAATGCTTGTCAATGATGTTGCCATCAGCATCATACTTGTAATTCTTGCACATTTCACGTGGCTTCCAATTTGTGCAGTTTGTCCAAATGTCAGTTGGTTTTGCGCGTTCATCACCGTATTGACAATACCAAACTGTGTGACGTGTGAAGCGTTTCATCCATTCCATGTGACGCAAGTTGCCACGTGGATTTTCTATCCAAAACACAAAGTCAGGATTTCTTTCAATCCAATGGTCAAGCATTGCAATGCAGTGCTGATTGACACGATCACACTTGAACGCATATTCAGATTTTGGTGACTTGTCCATGTGTCTGTGCGTACTACATGCAGCGATTGAATAAGACGTGCAATCGAATGACAACCACGCACCATCAACATCTTCAGGAAAGTCTGAAGGTCTAAGCCATTCAGCATCCATCTAAATGTCAATGTTTTCATAAGCTGTCCAATCTGTTGAAATGACTTCATGACCTGCTGCTTCAGCTACACGCCCAAAGCACCGACCACCTGCAAAGAATTCAACGAACTTCATCTTGCTTTTTCTCAATTCTTTCAAGTTCTTTGAAAACACTTTTTGTTCTTCAAAAATATTCATGATGAATGATTTCTTTCTGATTTCAAATAGCTGATGTTGGTTCTGATAGCATCGACAATCTTGTAGCCGCCATCCATGATTCTTCGCAGTTGATACATTTCAGGGTGCGCCACGTGCGCTTCATTGGTTGCCCTTGACACGCTTGAACCCTCTTTCACAAGGTTGAAGATCTTCTGTTCAAACATATCATGTGATGTGCTTCTGATTGATTCAAGAAAGAACAGCAGACCAGTGATCTTCTGAAGTAGCATTGACAACTCATTTCCATCTTGAAGATCTGATTTGTAGTACAGATTGACATACGTGTTCAAGTCTGTGATTTGCTTTTCAAACTTCATTTGATCTGCAAGTTGAATCGTTCTTCAATCTCATAACCTTCAACCATCTGATCAGCTTTCAATGCTGCTTTGATCTTGGTCAGATTCGGCTTCTTTGTTTCAGGAACAACGGTGCAAAGTTCTTCAGGAATCACAGCATCTGTGTCGGTACAAATGACACCTTCTGATCGTCTGAAGTTGATGGTCATGATTGCAATTTTTACTTCATTTATTTGGAACAAGTCCATTGCTCTGTGAATAGTGTCTTTCAGTCTTTTGATCTTGTTGTTCTTTGCTTTTTTTATCGCTTGCAGACGCTTGATTTCGTCATCAATAGCAGACACATCAGCATCTTCATCTTTGATCACGTAAGCGTAGGCAATCGCCTTTGACTGAAGTTCTTGTTCGTTGATCATCAGTGCTGTTTCCAATTCTTCTGTCAGTTCGCCATCTGATAACTGATTCGCGATTTTCAGATATTCTTCTTCGATGTTGTAAAGTGATTTCTTCATGATATTCTGTTTCTCTTATTTGTTCAAATAGTTGTTTGCTCATTATCCTAAAACTTCATCCATCAAAGTTTCTTCATTATTTCTGCTGATGGCATATTTCTTCTTGATGTCAGCCATCGCACCACCATCTGCAAGGAATTTGACTGCTGCTGTCCATTCTTGCGTGTTCGGGTTCAACCACTTTGTGTCAGACTTTGATTTTGGCTTTGCAGCTTTCGTCTGTTCACCACTTGCGTCAATGTCCTTGTCAGTGATCAATCCAAGCAGTGCAGAAATTTGATACCGTTTGAAGTAAGTGATCGCAGAACCAAGAACTTGAAAGTCATTCATTCCTTTCAACTGCACACCTTGTGGAATTTCGCTTTCTGAATGAATTGTTTGTTCGGTTGCGATATGGAAAACAGTGGTGCTGACCTGCTGACTTTGAACTGATTGATAATATCCAAGACCATGCTTTGCAAGTATTGGATTGATTGTGCTGAAGATCTTCTTCAAGTTGGCATAAGTGTAGCCGTAGCCTTCCGTGTCTTGATGTATCACAGGACATTCTTGCTGAAATGCTGATAATGCTTTGTATAGATCTTTCATGCTTTCTTATTTTGAAGGATTGAACGCGTCTGATAGTGTGTCAAATAATGAAGCAGCTTCAAGCCACACAGCACCGTTGTCATTGTTTGATATGAACAACTGCCATTGACTGTTGGTGATTTCTTTTGACTGCACCTGAAGCACTCTACACAGTTCGCCAAGCGTTTGTTTGTCTGTATGCACTGTTTTGTATTCTTCACCAATAGTGTTCAGCGTACTGATCACCTTCTGTGCAGTTAGCCGCGCATTGACAGACATTCGCTGCTTGCTTTCGGCTGTTCGTTGTGTAAAAGTATTGACGTTCATTGCTTTTGTTTTGTTTTGTTGTTAGTTTTGAAGTTCTGAATAGTTTGGCGTTGTTCTTGACGCCCTTTCTGTTTTGTTTGTTGTGCAAGCGTGACTTAGGTTGCGCTTGCTTTTTTTATGCTTCGATCAACTGAACACCTGCATCTTTGAGCAAAGCACGTGAAGCTTTCAGAATTTTATCATGACGTTTATCCCAATGCTTAGTTGTTCCTTGCAGTGTTCTGTACACGACATAGTAATTCAAATTTGTTGATGCAGCAAGCGCACGCACACCACCACTTGGAAGTGCTTTGTTTATTCTTCGCAGTTCAATGTTGCTTTCTTCTATGCTTTCTTTGTTTCGCATTTCTGTTGTTTTTAGTTCACTGTAAAAGTACAAATTATTTTGCAAAGATATTCTTTTTCTGTGTTTAATCGTCAAGATGATTTGCTTCATAATTGTCATCGTCACCGATTGACTGAACGCTTTCTTGATGCGCTTCTGCTGCAAGTCTTGCAATCTCTGACATTGGATTTTCAGTGATGTCTGCAAGCAGATCATGAAGCTGTGTGTCATCGTCAAGACTGATCACGTCAACTTCAAATTCGCTTTCTTCTGCATAACCTGTGACAGTCATTCTAACACCTTTGAATGTGATCGTTTCTGTTGAATAGTTGTGTGGTCTTCTCATGTTTGTTTCGTTCAATACGTTTCTAACGCCTTTCAGATCTAAGTTGTCAATCAGGTAGTCTGACATCATTGCTGCTTTAAATATCGTTTGACAGCGTTCCAAAACTTCACTTCATCTTGGTAGTATTTTGTGCGCTGTGGTGTGTAGCTAAGATCACCAACGAAATCAAGATAACCATCTGTTGTGTAACGTTCAATAGTCAAAGTGCTTTTACTGATGATAACCTTTGATCTGTTCATCACTATTTGCTGAAGTGACTTTGTGCTTTCTTGTATTTCTTTTAGAGTTGTCATGCTTTCTGTTTGTTTGTTAGGTCAAATGTATATCATAGAAAGTTACTATGCAAGCTTTTTGTGAATTAATTTGCGTTATAAGCACAAATTTACGTGTTACACGTATTAACTTATAAGTTAAATGATTGAATTTTGACTGCTATCTGACACTGAAACCTGTTCCAATACCAACAGCAACACCACCGACAAAAGCACCTGAACCGATCAGCAGCTTTTCAGCATTGTTCTTGAACCATTCTCTGATGGCTTTATTCTTTCGCTGACGCAGTTCTTTTTTGGTCAGTTCGTGTTGTTCATCTTTGACTTCAATGATGCTGTCAGTGGCTTCAATGATCTTGTCTTTTGCATCAACCTTCTTTTGAAGTTCAGCGTTCTTTCCTTTCAGGTCTATGATCTGACCTTTGTGAATTTCATTCTGCATGTCAAGTTCTACTGTCAGCAGTGCTTGTTGTTCTGTGATGCAGTAACGTGTCTGTTCTTCATACCAAATGACAAGAACATCATCTTGTGAAAACGCGTTGAAGTGCGTCAACAATAGCAAGACTATCACCTGAAAGCAATTGAACTTCATCATGTGTGTTGTTTAGTTGTTCATCTTTTACACCAAGTGCAATGTCAAAGCTATCAATTCGCAAGTCAATCAGCTTCAGACTGTCCTGATAACTTGCAATGATGCCATTGAAATGATCTTCTTGCTTTTGCAGTTCTTCTGTTTTGGCGCGTTTTAACGCTTTCAATTCTTTTTTCTGTGCAAGACCATCAGACAACAAAGAAAGTGCAGCAGATGCAAAAAGAAGCGCAATGACAGCAATTATGATCACCATCCACCACTTCTGTATGAATTCAATGACTTTCAATATGACCAAATCGAAGGTCTTGGTTGAAGATCATTGTCTTCAATCGTGTCAAGATGTATGAAGCGACCTGAACCTTTTTGCTTGAAGCCAATA